TTGCAACACACTTTTTTCACCCTCAAACAGAATAACTTTTTGCAATCTTTTGATGGTTTCTTTGTTTTCATAAATTCCATAGAGATTGAATTGCAAAGGATGTCTACAAGCCTCATTTTCTACGTACACAGGCATATATTTACGTCCTGCATCTAAATCCCGTAAGAGAAAACTCCTTCCTCTAATGCCAATTAAATGACCTATATAGTCTCTGTGTGGTAGTATGGCTTTCCAATCCACAACAGAAAACTTAATTCCAAACCTTCCCATTGCATTATGAGTTATGCCTTCTTCTATCCAAGTAGAAGGAAATAAATTTTCAAAAGCGTTCAGGCAAGACTCAGTGAAAAATGGCAATTGTTTTATTTCAAATTTTTTATCTGTTCCAACTTTTTTATATAGGTTAATGAAATCCCAGTCGTTAATTTGTTTTCTTTTTTTGTTAAAGCCTTTTGGCATACTGTGAGAAAGACTCACTCCCATAAACCTTGCCAAGAATCTATAAGCTTCCCCGAAATCCATTCCATTAACTTGCATAATAAGATTAAATACAGACATAGTGCCACAACAACTATAACATCTAAATATTTTATCTTTACTGCCGTCTCGTCCTTTGTGATAGTAGTAAAGCTTTTTTGAATCACCACCATGACAAATGGTTTGGAATTTTAAATTGCCATCTGAATCTCTTTGGTAGTCAGACGCGCCCAATTCTCTCATTAGTTCAATTACATTTTCAACTGTTAATTGTTCAACTAATTTTTCTGCGTCCATAACTCACCTACCAAGCTGGTTCTTCAATAATTTCCACATAAGGTTCTGGCATAATTTGTTCAATGTCAATTAGCTTGTAGTCCCAATCGGTGACAAACAAATCTTTTGTTTTCATATTGCCAAGATTTATATGCCTAAAGATTCTCACTTGTTTGAGCTTACCACCACGATTTTTAAAAATATGTTCAACGTGTGTTGGTTGTATTGCATTAAAACCTTGTTTTTTCATTACTTCTACAATTTTTTCTTTTTCATAATTCTCGATGTCCAATATCAAAGACCCCATATCCACCTTATCACACAAGGCAAACGAACCTCGAATCATACCCTCATTTTTTTCAGCGTTTTTATCATTCTTACTTCTATTCAACTGAGTAGATGAAGTGACATAAAGATTCAAAGCATTAGCAAGTCGTTCTTTAAAAGACTTACTAATATACAAGTACAACTGGTCTTCTCTTGTATACATTCCTCTACTATACTCTTTAGCTTCCATAACGAGATTGCCAGTCAGAAGAATATAGTCGATTCCCAAAACGTAAATGTCTTCATCAATTTGATGTTTTTTTACAAGATTCTCAAGAGTACAAATGTCGTAATTAGGTTTGTCATAGAGATGAATTTTACTTTTTTTAATGACCTCAATAGCATAGTTTAAGCGTTCTTCCTCTTCTTCGGTTAAGTCCATTTCTATGATTTGTGATGTCTCCAGCCCACTAACTATCGCCCATAGAATAACATCTACTTCTGTGTCCAGTGCCATTTCTGTTCCAACGTAGATTCCAGACAATTCACCTTTTGGATTATTTGGATTTATAACAAATTTTTCTTGCTCATAATCCCACAATTCAATAGCAACTAACGTGGCAATTTCAGACAAGGCTGTTCTTGATTTTCCCCCTCCAGTTCCAGAAGAGCATAGATGGAATTTTTTACGTCTTGCTCCATATATAATCCTATTTTTAAATCCACTAATTCCAAGTAAGCCGAAAGCTTCTCCATTTTTTAATCTTTGAATTGTTTTCTCTGCGCCCTCGCCAGCTCGTTTATAATCTCCTTCAACATGATTGTCATACTTACCTCTGATGGAAATAATCTTACCTTCATAGTGTTTTATTAACTCATTCAAATTCATATTGTCAAAATTTTTATTTTGCTCTTCAATTACACCATTGTCAATTTCAGTTAAATCAAGTATGTCACTAACGTCAATCCCTGAATTAATCATGTCACGAAGCAGACTCAACTTCTTTAGTCGATTGTAATTATAATCAAAATTTGCAAGACTTGCGTGTTCAGTTGCTTCATTCATCCATTCAATTCCATCGTTATCTTCAAACACTATTTTATAATACCTTGGTGAAATTCTGGACAGATACGCTTCTATTTCAATTGGTGTGATACTTTCTACTCCATCAACGAACAGATTATAAATACAAGTAAAGATTCCCTTGTGAAAATCTAAAAGGAAATCATCATGCGAAAGATAATAGTCATTGCTTTTCAATAACGCATTATCTTTCAATAGTGCTCCAATAATTTGAAAGCCTGTACGTGTCTCATAGTAAAGTTGTTTGGTTTTATTGTTCATCTATTTCCTCCAACAACGCAAAATCAATAGGGTCTTTTTTGCCATTGTGTTTTGTTGGCATAACTTTAATTGTTTTTACCTTTGGTCGATATTCAAATTCAGAATTAAAAGTATTTACATTTTTATTTTGGATGAAATTCTTTTTAGCATCCTCATAGACATATGGGATTATTCCCAGTCCAGTGTCTTCCATTACTTCATTGCCTAAAGTTTCATAAAAATATTTTAGAGTTAACATCATTCCGGTGTTAGTGTAGTTGTAAGGAGGTTTCCTAAACTTTCCTAGTTGCTGAAACATCATTCCCGTAGGTGTGTGTCCATATAAACCTACAATATAATAATATAATTCATCCCATCCGTCGTTTGATTGATTTGCTCTATTGTTTCTTTTCTCTAGGCAATCTGCACAATACCATCTATTTCTAAAATTAACAGCTTCAGATTTTATATTCAATTTCTCACATTCTGGACACTTTACTTTCTTCTCTACTGGTGGTTTTTTCATATTACTCCTTAGAAAAGAAAGGGGCATATAGCCCCAATCCTCTTAGTACGGAAGTTCGATACCTTCTTCTCGCATTTTATCTTCAATCATATCAAGTATGCTATACATCACTTCTACTTGCAATTTGGAACATTGGGAAAGTTTTTTACCAACTCCAAGCTTTTGTTCTGCAAGCTCTGTCATAATTTCCAATCTATCTTCCTCATGAAGTTTTTTGCCAATTTGTTGAACCTTATCCAAAAGTTCATCATAGTCATAAATAACAGCTTCATCAGCAGTTTTAAACAATGAAACATTATGTGCGGTTGGCGTGACACCATCTTCCTCTGCTTGTTTTTCAATAGCACCAACCACAGCAGATTCAAATTCATCATAGTCAAGCATGACAGCATTGGGCAGATGCTTGCCCCAACGACTTCCAGCCTCAAAGTCTCCATTACTACGCAAATACATCACGCGCTTAGTTTCACCATTTGCGTCATCAATGATTCTACAATACGCAGTCATATCTACCGCACGAGAAATGATTGCAAAAGCATTCTTATCCATTGTGGGGATAATCTTGTCTTCTTTCTCTTTGGTGATTTCATCTTTGACTTGTTTACCTTCTGCATGAGAGATGAACACAACTGTATATCCACTTTTCATAAGAGAGAGCATAGTGTCTTCAAACTCTTTTTTACACATTTTATAACCGCGTTTGTTTTCCGTTTCGTCCAAGTGGGTCACACCCTCTTTAGAACAAACATATGAATAACACATGTCATATGCAATATCACCAGTATCTACAATCAAAGTGCTGTAATGAAGTGATTCTTTTTTGCCTTTTTCAACCTCTTCTGCATCTTTAAGAAGTGGTTTCACAAAGTCCTTTTTAAAATGATTCCAGTCCTTAACTGGCACTGCTTTGACGTTGTTTAGGGCTGACCAACCTCGTTCAAAACCAACAATGAAAGGTTTTGGGAATTTAACAGCAAGAGAAGTTTTACCCACTTTTCTTGTGCCGTAAATTAGAAAGCTTTTGCCCTCAAGGGTTGCTGAAGCAATATATGGTTCTACATCAAAAATACTCATATGTTTTTATCCTTTCAGTTTTTAGTATTTGGTTAATAAGAAGAAAGAAGTGGAGTTGTTTAGACTCCACTATTTAATTTCCTTGTGTTAAAAGGGAATATCTTCTGAATCATCTTTAGATTTCGTTGATTTCCCACCCATACTACCTTTGCCTTTTGGTGCATCTTTCTTTTTGTTATTTCCACTCTTCAAATTTTCAAGAAAGTTTGCTCGTTCAACCAATGCGGCTTTAACAAAGCTTGGGGAAATATATTCTTTAGAATCCTCATCAATAATATTACCACCTGTAATCACAAGCTCACGAGTTGTGTGTTTCTTCTCGTCTGTTTTCGCTTTGCCACCAAAAGTAGACTCTTTAGTTTTTGTTTCTACAATTTGGGCAATTTTAATATCTCCCCAAATTTCAATTGTTTGTCCTTTTTCACAATCAGAAATTGCTTCAACCAACTCTTCATCTTCAACAACAAATGAAACCGGTTTAATTTCTCCATTGTGAGTAATGTAATATCCATCCACAAGCAATCGACCTGTTTCTTCATCACTTTTTACTTCCATAATAGGTGCTTTGGAAAGATAGATTACCATTTCAAAAGTACCTTTAAAATCTTCTGAAGGAATATCACCAACATACAGATTACCAAATCCCATTTCAACTTTCAAGGTTTCAGCAACATCAGACTTCCCTTCTGCTACATATTCGTCCAACTTCACTTGTGGTGTGAAACCATTAGTTCCATAAAGTCGAAGTCGTGTTGCAGGATTCTCTTCTGTTGCTCCAACCTTACTGACAAAATCTGCAATTTGGTCTTTCATTTTGTCATACTTTTTATTAGCGTCTCCATCTTTCTTTTTGGCGCTTACATAGACACCGATTTCCACTTGTTGGTCAGCTTTCTTGCCATACTGAATAACCAGTGAGCCATTAATCTTTTCTTTGTCTACACTCAGTTTATTCTCTTTAAGAACGCCACACACCTCTACAATGTTTCTTGATGATTTACTTTCTTGCGTTTTTTTCTCTGCCATGTTAAATGTTCTCCTTTTAATGTGTTTTATATTTTATAAGTCATTGTTGCTAAAACCAAAACAACTTCCCAATCATACCACAATCCCAATCCCTTAGTTAATGAATCCACAAAAGAATGTTATTCTTCATCATGAACATATTTAATTTTACTCCTACCAA